CGACACCGGCGAACGCATTCGCGTAGCTGTTCGACCGATAGACCACACGGCCTGCTGCCGAACTGGGCACAAACTCGTCACAATAGTATGTCGTGGAGCTTCCAGCACCGGCCGCGCTTACTATGTCCATCCACTTCTGGTGGACGACGGCAGTCATATAGCCGCTCGTCGTCGTGCTTTTCACCTTCCGCGTCGTGCCGTCAGGCATTTCTATATACAGCTTGTACTGCTCGCTCGACGGACTGTTCGGAAGGCTCACCTTGTCCATCCACTCCGCCTTGTTGCCGAACCAGTTCTCATAACCCAGGCAGTTGCTCGAAGCTATCTGCACGTACTTGTCTCCGCCGTACTCATCCTGTATCTTGTACCAGCACCACTCCGTCTTGTGCTCCGGGTTCACAGTGTCCGCCATGCCAAGCATCGCCGTCGTGCCCATTATACGCGCGTTCGTGTTCTGCCCGTATCCGCACTGGTCCTGCGCATCACGGCGGCCGTACTTCGCGTAGAACAGGTTGGCCACGTCCTTATGCATCTCCCAATCAACCAGCTGCAAGCCCCTTTGGTTTGCATAGCGCACCATGTCCGGCTGCGTCAGGTTTGCGACGCTCGTTCCCCCGGTCACGGCGCTGTACAGCTTCGTCCCCTTCGCCACGGCCTGCAACGCCCCGCACAGGCACGCCTCGTGCTCCACCCAGTCCGGCTCCATGTCCTCTATCCTGTCGCTGTTGCTCAGCACCACGCAGTCGAAGTCGGAACTCGTCCTGACGGAGAAATGCAGCTTCGTCGCACCTTCCGGTATGTCGCATATCAAGTACATACCGTCCACAAAACGGGCGTTCAGCGTCTCCACTATCACGCTCCTGACTATCCGGCCGCCGTCGTCGGCGAACACCGCACCCACAAGGCTGCTGCCCAATACTGACGGGAACCTCACACGCCTGTAACCTGACACGTCAACCGTTATGGCTTCGTAATTCCCGTCCGCCGAATACGATTCGTCCACATCCGTGCCACCCGTCAATATCTTCGTGCCGGACTTCACCAAACGGTGTTCCAGCAGCCAGTCGTGGTCCAGCACCGTGCACTCCGGCCTGTCCGGCATACCGTCCTGCGAGCTGTAACAGCCGTATTTCTTGTTGTTCAGGTAGTCGTTCACGCCCTTGTACCAGTAATGCGGCTCATACACGAACATGTCACCTTCCGTGCCGTCCAGCTTCGCCGCCGTGCCGTCGGCGTACTTGTTGCTGTCGGCATCGTCAAGTTGCGCGATTGTCATGGTTCCCTTTACGGCCTGCTTGCCAAGCACCCTGTGCCGCTGCCGCAATATGGCCGCCACATGCGCGCTCGGGACATACTGGTTGCCGTACTTGTAACCGGTTTCGTTGTCGGGATTGCTGATGTTGGCATCGTCGCTCACCGTGTCGTCGAACTCTATCATCGTGTACTGCGGCTGCCGTATGTTCAGCTCGTCGAAGCATTCCACGTATTTCTGGTACTCCGCCTCGTCCAGATACTTGGTCAGCCGGTACGTGCCCACCAGCTTGCACCGAGTGTTCGTGGTGTTGCCGCTCGCGTCAAAGCCGCCCAGACCGGCGTCGTACCACTCCTTCAGGTCGCTGCCGTCGCCCTCCAGTTCCAGCCCGGTGATGCGGACATATTTCAGCCTGCCGCCAAGGGAGAATAGTTCCTTGAACACAGACAGCCCGTCTATGAGGGCGCAGTTCTCTATCCAAATGCCGGTCAGGTTCCGCTTGTTGTCAAAGGTTATCGCGCTCCACTTTATATACTGCATCGAACGCAACGTTAGCGTCTGGAAGTTCGCTGGAAGGTGCAGTCTGTTCACCGCAGCACCCTCGGCAAAGGTGATTGTGCTCAATGCCGTGCAGCCCGACGCGTTCACTTCTTCCAAACGGTTACAGCCCGAAAGGTCCAAGCTCGGCAAATTTGTATAATTCGCCACGTCCAATTTCCGCAACATCGGCAACTTTGTTCCCAATACAAGTTCGGTCAGAGCATAGGTCTTTGAACTGTTGCCAAGGACAAGTTCCTCTAATACTGGCAGATTAGGCAACGACATGTCAGTGAAACCTCCCCAGTCGCCCAAGTCCAATTTCTTCATCCATTCGCCACCGTATAGGTGGAAGATTGTACCGATGTTCGCCATTTGTCCATAGGTATAACTCCACTCCCTGTCTTTCGCCACCGCATCGTGGGTCATCGTATCGCCCTCACGTCGGAACTCAAAATAGAAGTCACGCGCAGGGGTTGCCCTCACAGTCGCTCCTGCCGCGCTGTTGCCCTTGAAGCTGATGTCCGTGGCCGTGTATTGCCCAGCACTGTACCGTGCATCAAAAAGTCCCATTCTGTTTGTCACCCACCAATGGCGGTGCGCCTTACGGTTTCCCTGCATGGCTTCCAGATAGGAATATTTTACATTGGTGACACTTCCGTCTTGGTTTACTTCCACGCCCAGCGTCTTAGGCTCTACATATTTGTTCTGCGCATCCAAGTTGTATATGCGCTCGCAGAACTTGGCCGACTGCTCCGTGTCGAACATATTGAAGATTGTAGAGTTCGACATCCGTTCCCTTATACGCTTGTATGCCGCTTCCAGTTTGTCAGGAAATTGCTCACGTAAGTTCTTCCACAGCACGCTGTCATGTCCCGCATAGGCATATACGGTCTTTTCGTCCGTACTAAGTTCCGGGTCTGTGGTGTTCTCGTCCACGTCCCAATTGTACTTCAGGCGGCCGTCGTTGCGCACGCCGAGGATGGTGTCGCAGTCGTAAAATATCATGTAAGCAAGCGTCTTGTCCTTGTCCGGGTCATACCAAAACGCCATCATCATGTTCTTCACACGTTGGTCAACACATCCCATAATGTCCGTGAACATATAGTAGTCGCAAAGGTAATCCACATCAAAATAGTCGGCCAGTTCGGCTTTGAATTTCGCTCCATCGTTTTGGGTGGACTTTACCCACGATACAACTCGTTGCAGATTGGTTGGAATTTTCGTGCCGGCCTCATACTGGGCATTGATGTCGTCATCATCAGGGAAGCGTGCCTCAAACACTTTCATCCAATTAGGTGTGCCGTCATCCCCTTTTGTAGTGAAGTCATCATCCAAGAACATTCCCATCGGGTAGTCGTTGTTCAGGAACTCCCAGCATTCCGTCGGGTTCTGTCCGCCGAACTTCTCCGTCACCCATTCCTGGTCGTGGTAGCCCGGTATGTCCAGGAAGCCAAACACGGCCTCGGTGCTCTTGTCGTTGTTGAAGTTGAACTTGCCCAGGAACTGCGGGGTTTCCTCCAGCGCACCGCGGTAAAACAGGTAGCACGGCTCGCCGTCAACCGTCGTGCGCACATCATAGGGGTAGCTGCTGTCGCAATGCTTCTGCGCCGGGGTCAGTTCCCCGGCCGCCGTCAGGATGTTCTGCACCAGCTTGGCCATACCGGTGTTGTGCGAGCTGGAACTTTCCGCGAAGTCGGCCTTCAAGCAGAAGCAGTCCACCGGCGCGGCCTGTTTCTGGTTGCCGCTTGCCGGGCGGAAGGAGTATTTCGCCTCTTCCTGCAGCTCGCCGCCCACACCCTGCTCGTCACAGCCGAGGTACAGGTCGCCGGCCACCTTCGAGGCGTTCTTGAAGTAGATGCGGTAGTTCTTTATCGGATAGGCAAGCGAGCTTGTGCCCTGCAGGCGGATGCAGCCGCCCACACAGCGGAAGTTCAACGCCTGGCTGCCCTTCACCACGCACAGCATCTCGTCCACGTCGTACTTCGGGTCCTTGTCGTTGTTCACCGCCGCCTGCAGCACCGTGGCCACGCCGTTGTCCTGCCGTCCGGTGATGATGATGTACCTCATGCCGTCCGGCACGCTGTCGACTGTTACGTTGCCGCTGTCGTCGATCACGTCGTTGCTGTCGTACAAGGCCATCATGCCGTCCGAGCTGTCCTGGTCTATCATGTAGGTCTCAAGCACCTGCGAGTCGCTCAGGTACGTGTCGTAGGCACGCATGAGGTACACGTCGGTGGTCGCGCCGTCCGCGCCAAGTTCAATATATGAAGGAGTGGCCTGGTACACGCTGTCGCTCGTCGCCCTCTGTACGCTTCCGGACATGATGCCGTTGATGTACAGGTACACCATCTCCGTGTTCAGCTTCTCGTAGTCGGACGAGCCGTCCGTGCTCTTGGGGAAGCTCACGAAGGCCACCTCGTACACTTCCCCGGCCGCCATCTTCATCGAAAGCTCGCTCTTGCCCCTCGTCACCATCCGTGCTTCCTGCGCCGTGATGACGAAGCCGGTTCCGTCGGCGTCCACACAACGGATGACCTCCGCATCCTCATCAACGACCTCGCTTACTTTGTACTTCACAATGAAAGCCATCGCGTTGGTGACATTTTGCTCCGGCTGTTCCAGGGGGCGGTGCTGCACGGTGGCCCTTGCCGTGTCCGTCAGGCGCAGGGCGATGCCGGTCCAGCCGTCGCCGCCCCACTTGAAGCCTTCGAACACTGTCCGGATGCCATTATAAGTCCATTCCTCGCGGTTCACGTCACTGTTGCTGCGTCCCTGCGCCGAAAGTTTCAGCGTCAGGCCGTCCGTCGGCTCGCTGAGGTTCAGGTCGCTCTTCTCCGCGATAAGCCGGAAGTTGTATGTCGTGTCACCCACCACAATCCGGCACTGCTCCTCGCCGTAGTTCGAGGCGCGCAGCGTCAGGCTCTGCGCCGTGAACGGCACGGAGGCGGAAGATGCCAGCGTGCTCCCTACATATACGTCCGCCCGTGTCGGGGTTTCCTTGGGGTTGTATGCAGCATATTGCAGCGTGTAGCTGTCGTACTGCTTCGTCGGGATGTAAGGCGTTTGGCCATTTTCGATGACCGACCCGTCCGCATAGTCGAACCTTGCGGACACCAGCGGGGTGTTGTTCCCGGCTTCCCTGACGCCCACGGCGAAGAGGATGCTGTTCGACTTGATGGTGCTGCCGTCCGACAGTTCCAGCTCCACCACGAGCTGCACCGTGTGGGTGCCATGCGCCAGGTTGGTCGTCGCTATGCTGAAAGACCCGTTGGCCGTCGAGCTGGTGATGCTCCTGTCCTCGGTGTCCGTGCCGTCCACATAGCAGCGCAGGGTCTTCGTGCCGGCACCGCTCAGGGCGTAGGGTATGCTGAGGGTCTGGCCGCGTGTTATGGCCGTGGCGATGTTGAAAGAGCTACTCAGCGTGAGCTGCACCACGTTGATGCTCCACGTCACCTGGGCCACCTGCATCTCCGCGCCGTCCCCGACTTCCACGCGCACCCTCACGGTATTGGTGCCCACGCCCATATACTTCGTCACGTCCACCGTGTTCGTGCTGCCTGCCGATATGTTGGCCGTAAACGAGTTGCTGTTTGCACCTTGCGTTACGGTGACGGTCACACGCCCGGGGTTTCCCGTGCTTTCGCCTGTCGTGGTGTCCGTTTGGTCGTAGGTGTAGGTCAGCTTCACCTCGTCGCCGCTCTTGACGGTCTTGTTTGGCGTTACACGTGTGAGTACAACTTTCGTGGTCGCCACGCTGCCGCCACCTCCGCCTGTGAACATGTCGGTCGTTCCCATTTCCTCGCCGTCCTTGTCGAGCATCGTGAAGGAATAAGCCTTGTCCGTTCCCTCGCCGATTTCGTTCAGCCTTAGCCCTGCGACGTAGTTCTTGCTTTCCTCGTTTATCTTTGCCGCCACTGCCTTTCCGCTTACGGCGTTGGTCGAGTTCTCGTTAACCGACTGGTCAACCTCCATTACGGGTATATCGATGGTCACGCCGCCCTGTTCGTCGGCTGTGTGCTGCTCCGTGGCCGTGCCGCGCGTCACCGTGATTTTCTTGATAGCGTCCGCGCCGCCGTACCTGTTCCATGCCGAAGCGGTCAGGAACGACGATGTGTCAGTACCCTCGAAACGGTATTCTTCCCATTTCCCTGCGCTGACCTCGATAGTGATAATCATTCCTTGCTTGTCGTCATCGTCGATGTCAGCCCCGGCAAGTGCCGCCACGGCGGTTTCCTTGGTGTAATAACCGCCCGGCAGCGGTATCTCTTTCGTGACGTTGTAGAAGCCGCTGCCTGACCCTCCGCTGCCGCTCACTACTGCGAGGTCGCCCTCTTCCTCGCTCCATGTGTAGAGCGTGTCGCCGCAGATATAAACCTTGTCTTTCAAGATGGCCGTGTGGGTGTCGGTAAGGAACAGGTCGGGCGATGCCGCTACCGCGTTGCTCCAACTGTTGTAGTATTTGCCGCCTACGCTGTATGCAAACAGTTTCAGGCTCTTTATGTACACGATAGTGCCGCCAGTCTGTGTGCTTGACTGCATTTCCGTAGTGCCGCTTTCCACGAAGCCGTCAAAACGCGCCGTCGCCCCCTTGAGCGCGGCTTTCGCCGTGCTTTCGTATGACGTTGCCGCTTGTTCGGCCTTTTCCGCAGCCTCCTCGGCAGCCGCAGTGGCTTTACGGGCTTCTTCCGCCGCGCCCTCGGCCACCATTGCCGAGCTTTCCGCCTGCCGCGACGCGCTCGTGGCGTTGCTTGCCGCCGTTTCCGCCTTGGCCGCAGCGTCCGTCGCCGGCTTCTGCAGCAGCTCCATCGGCACGTTTACCAGTTTCTCGCCTTTCACGCCGGGCAGCGAGTTCACCCCGTTCAGGCTGTCAACGGTCTCAAGTTCCTGCACGCCCTGGCTCTCCGCCTTGATGGCGTTGAGCACCTGTTGTATGTCTTCCTGTGATATGGCCATATTATTGCATTTTATACTGGTTGAACTTCTTTCTTGTCTTCAGGTAGTCCGCGTCGTACTGGTGGGCGTAGGCTTCCCGCTCGAAGCTGATTGCCCGGTAGGCTGCCTTCATGTCGCGCAGCCGTGCCAAGTGCCACAGCCATTCCAGCACGTACAGCAGGTAGAACGGTACATAAAGCAGCTCCCTCATCTGTGCCGTGTGGATGGCCTCGTGGTTGTAGTCCTCCGTCCTCATCGTGCAGCCCTCGCGCACGAACAGTACGCCGAAAAGGTTCACGCACTTGAAGCCTTTGAAGGGTATCACCTTGTTATATATCACCCTCATCGCAGCCTCCTTCTTGTATCTGGGCGCGCAGCCCGTCAATGAACGCAGGCGTGCAGTAACGTTCCGCTACGCCTGCCATCATACGCACCTCTTCATCAGTGAATTCCTCCGCACCCTCGCTCTTGTATATCTTCATCGCCAGGGCGTGCGCGCGGATGCCGTTCACGTTCAAGTAGATGATGTCGGCAAAATCCTCACTTGCGTCACCTGTACGGGTGTTCTTGCCGTTTATGCCTGTCGGCACCGTAAACTGTCTGAAATTCAATTTTACCATGTTTCCATCGTTTTTATGTCTTTATCTTCAATGTGCTGCCGTCCCTGTAAACCTGCCCTGTGTCGCACAAGGAACCGTCCGTGGGCAGGTTTTTCAACAGCAGCAGGCTGGCGTTCAGCATGCTGCCGTCCGCAGCCAGTAAGGCTGCCGCCGTGTCCGTGCCATCCAGTACAGTACCAATGACAACCCCGTTGTATGGGTCTATCTTTACGTATCTGCAACTTGAGGGAGTGTATCCCATTATCGGCTGCCTTACCACTATTTGTGGTGCTATATAATGTTCGGTCTTGCCTGACGGGTATCTTGTGCTGCCTGTATATACAAAGTTGCCTATTGTTATGTATTCGTATGCTTCGGCATCTTCGGCCGCGCTGAAGTCATTTTCACCGACCACCAAGTCCGGCCCTTTTATTGATATGGTCCTGTTGTCAGCGTCCATACGCAGCTCGTATAGGCCATCCTTGCCGGAAAACGTACCGCCGCTTGCTTCTATGCGGCCCCTGAAAACCCCGTTGTTCGTCTCAATGCTCCCGTCCTCAAGTATCTTGAAATTCTCGTTCGCCGTCACAAGCCCTTCCAGTGATATGTTGGCGGCGGATATTTTTATGTCGGACGCTGTCTGTTCCACCATCGACACGATGTTCCCGTCCGCGTCAAAGGCATACAGCGTGTTTGCCATCGCGGTGGTCACCAGCCCGGCCTTGTTCTTCAGCTGGCCGTCCTCGTCGAAATACTGCGACATCAGCTCGTTGTATTTCGATGTCGTCACTATGCTCGATGTCTCGATGACGTTGCCGTCCTTGTCGAAGTTGGCCGCCGCTATCTTCACCAGTTTCTCGGACTGCTCGAACAGGGTCTTGTACTTGTAGGCCAGGGCTTCGGCCCTGTCCGTGCTCAGCACCAGCATGTACAGGTATATCTCGCCCGTGAACGCCAGCTTGAAGTCGCCCGTGCCGTTCCACAGCCCGCTGTGGTTGAACACCTGGTAGCCGTCCGTCACGCCCAGCTCGCCGTCGTAGCTGAACTCGTTGAAGTTCTCGAACCCGGTCTTGTCCAGCCCCTCGAACCGGATGGTCAGCCGCCCGGCCTTGGCCACGCGGTAGAAGAAGCTCAGGTACACCGCCTCAGGCTTCTTCTGCCCCTCGTTGTTCACGTCGGTGTAGTCGGGGATGAAGCGGAAGTTCGCGTGCTTCTGCAATATGTACTTGTTCCTTATATATACGGTGGTGCGACCGCCGTCGGTCTTCACGCTGGCGTAGCTCCGCTTGTCGGACAGCGGCGCGCCGTTCGCCCATATCCATTTGCTGCCGAGCAGGAAGAAGGTGGCCTCGTTCTCGGTGTCCCATTTGTTCATGCCGTCGCCGAACGACGCGTTGTCCAGATAGCTCCGGTCTTCGGTGAAGTCCTTGCGCAGCCCCTCCACGGCGCTCTCTATCTTGCCCTCGGTTATCTCGAACCGCGTCAGGATGTCCTCGCCAGTCGTCAGCACGAACGTGCCCATCAGGTACACGTTGTCGCCGTACAGGCCGTTGCCGTGCGGCTGGTTGTCCGCCGGGAAGCGGCTGTCGCTTATCCCGTCCAGGTTGCCCAAGCGCACGCGGAGGCAGCCGTCGAAATTCTTGGTGCTCACACCGTCCAGCACGTCCACCCGTGGCTGTCCGTCCTCGGTGGCCGCGATGGAGATGAGGTTCTGGCGCAGACGGTTCTGCGTGTTGCCCATCAGCACGCACTCGTCGCCCTCCTTGGGTTCTACGCCGCCGAACTCGCTCACGGGCACGGTAACGCCTTCCCCGTTCGAGGCGGAGATTTCCACCCAATATCCGCGCAGCGACGCGCCGGTGAACTCCGCGCAGCGCATCAGGTCGTGCGCCGCGAACTCGTTTTCCTGCTCGAAGGTGATCCTGTAGTTGTCGCCGTCCTTGGTGACGGTCTTTATCTTTCCGTTGGCCGCGCTGACCACCAGCTGGCCGCCCACGCTGCGTACCTTCTCTATCAGCAGTTCCAGGGCCACCAATGTCTGCCGGATGGTCACCTTGTCTATCGTCAGGTTGCTCAGCCCGGTCAGCGCGTCCATCCACAGCTGCCAGCCCTCGCCGGTCATGCCGTCCACGAACCTCACCGACCGCAGCAGCTCCCGGATGACCGCCGTCAGCCATTCGGCGTTGCCGTCGCCGTCCACCGCCGCGCCGCTCTCCCCGGCCTTGTACTTGCCGAAGTCCGCGCCTTTCAGGAAATGGATTCTCTCCTGCGCCGTGTCCTCGCGCAGCCTGCTCAGGGCTTCCTTCAACGTCCGGCGCGCCGAGAACACGTTGTTGTCGGTCGGATAGGTGTTGTCCCAGCTGCGTATCAGGTCGGGGAAGCTCCCCGACGTGGCGGTCTTCACGTAGTTCTTCGCGTCTGTGATGCTGTCGCCTATGGCCTCCATCGCGCCGGTGCTCGTCGCGTCGCAGACCTCGATGTCCATCTGCGAGGGCAGGTTCACCTTGCGCGTGACCTTGGTGATGCGGCTGCTGCGGAAACCGGTTTCCGGGAAATACTTTTCGCTTTCCAGGCGCACGCGGCGGCCCACGTACAGGTCGATGCCGTTCTCCTCGATGTACACGTGGTCGGTCGGGGCCTTGTAACGGCTCACGTCGATGGCGTGCTCTTCGTTGTACTTGTCCACCGCTTCCTTGAACTCCTGCTCGGCCAGCGGATAGTATTCGTCCGGCATGCGGATGTTCCACAGGATGTACTTGTCGCCGGGCTTCGGGCAGAGCGTGTCGTTCGGAAGCTGCGTGTCGTCGTCATACGGCCATGTCGTTATCAGCTCGAACTCGTGGGTGTCGCTGTTATAATTGGCCTCGAAATAGTAGGTGCCGTCCTCCTCGTCGCCCAAGCCGGCCAGTTCCGAGCCCTCCTGGAAGGACACTCGCTTCACCTTGCCGCCTATCTCGTAGCTGTTCGGGTCGAAGCCCAGGCTGTTGTCCTTGAAGTAGAATATCTTGAACGGGTTGCCGTCCTCGTCCTTCACCTCCTCGCTGCGCACCGAGCTGACCGTGCCGGTGCGCTTGGGGTAGATGTCGGAGAAGGCATCCGCTTCGTAATGGTGCCATACGCCGTACTTCTCCACGTTCACGTCCACGTGCTTCACGCCGCCGGGAAGCTGCAGGCGGCTGTGCCCGTATTTCTCCGGGTCGATGTTCTTGCTGCTGCCTATCGGGTACAGCCGGGTGTAGAACTTGGCGTTGTCGGCCATGTCGCACTCCAGGCCTGTCAGCCCCTTGCCGTAGCCCAGCGTCACTTCCTCCCCCTGCTCGCAGCGGCACACGTTCACCGTCTGGCCCTCGCACCACCATTCGGCCCGGTTCCCGGCTTTCTCGGCCACTTCCTTCAGGGCCTCGTCGCAGTACTTGCCCTCGTAGTCGATGACGATGTTGTCCGTGCCTTCCACTGTGCCGACCTTCCAGTCGGTGGTGTTGTCCATGCCGTTGTTGATGCTCCTGACGATGAGGGCCACGTGCTCCCTCGGCGGCGCGGTCAGCGTGAACACGGGTTCGTCCGCCCCGTCCGTGTCGTTCAGCACGAGGAAGCGTCTCAGCAGGCTCTCGATGCCGTAGAGCTTCACGTCGTACTTCCACTCCACGGTCGACACCTGCTCCGGCTTGTAACGCTCCATGAGCCAGTACCGCTCGCCCATGAACTCGGCATAGTCGTTCACCTCCAGCGCGATGTGCTCGTACAGGGTGAACGACAGGGTGAGCACATTGTCACCCTGCAGTTCCTTCGCCTGCGTCGAGTTGTCGTCGCAGGGCACCTGTGTCTTGGCTGTGCCGTCGCTTCCGTATATCGTTATCATAATGCCGTTCAAATGCAGTTATATTGTCGTTCAAATCCCCGGCTTCGGTTCCCGGAAGGTCACGTAGAACCGGCTGGCCTGTTTCCCCGCCTGCCACAGGTAGGTCAGGGGTTCGTAGTCGCTGCTTTCTTTGTAAAAAACGTGCAGCATCATGTCGAGGTCGGGAAAGCGGATGTCCAGCCACCCGTCCTCGCCCTGTTTCAGGAACGAGATGAACGCCTTGTACCGTGACAGCCACTCATCCCGCGTGTCCGCGTATAGGGCGAAGTACAGCTTCACGTCCCGCGCCTGGTTCCTCACGTCCAGCGCGGACGAGTATTTCTCGCCGTCCTCCTCCCGGATGTCAACCGCCACGTGGGTCTTCGTCTTCGCCGGGGCCATGATGGCCTTCAGGTTGTTCCGGTCGCCACGTTTCTTCTCCACCAGGAAAGCGCCGTATACCTTCCAGATGTCCGTGCCGTTGATGAGCACCTTGCCTCCAAGTATCGCGTCCATTGCCATAGTCACTTCATTTTAAGTCCGTCCCTGATTATTTTCTTGATGTCATCCTTTATCTCGCCCAGATGCTTCGCGCTGTTGCCCGTGTTCTCCTCTATCCGCCGCAGGCTGTCCACAGCAGTGCCCATCTGCGCACTTACGTCCTGCATCTTCTCGTCCATGCTCGACAGGTGCATCGCACTCGTCGTCCATAGCCCCTCTAATTTCGTGCCCTGCTCCTGGCTCATCGCCGTGTACGCCCCGGCCCTGCCGCTCTGCGACGTACCGTAGCTCCCGGGATCTATCATGCCTGAGTCCGTCATGGCCTCGCGCCATGATTCCGCCTTGTCCGCTATCGCCGAGTTCATCGCCTCTATACGGGCCTTCTCCTCCTCACTTATGCCGTCGGCCGCAGCGTCGGCTATGTATTCGTACAGCTCCTTGATGTCGTCCTTCAGCTCCTCGTTCACGAAACTCTCTATAAGCGCGTCCGTCACAGTCTCGCTTATAAAATCGCCGAGTTCCTCCGTTATGTCCTCAGCGCTCCTCACCATCTCCTTGTACTTCTCCAAGAAGCCGTCCCACGTGTATCCCGTCAGCTTCTCGTTCAGCGCGTCCGTCAGCTCCTCCAGCGTCCCCGCGCGCTCTATGTATTCCTCCACCGCACTTTTCGGGTTCTTGTGGCCGTCGCCGCTGAACAGCTTTTGCCATTCCTTCGGGTTCGAGTCCCTTAGCAGCTCCATCTGCTCCGGCGTCAGGTTCCACAGGTCGCCCGTGCTGTCCACCGTTATGTTGAAGCCGTTTTTCCTGAGCGTCTCCGTGAAGGCGTCCCAGCCCTCCCAGCCGCTGTCCGGCGAGTGCTTGTTGAAGCTTCCTTTGCCGCCCAAACCGAGGAAGCCGTACCCCGTGTTCGTCCAGGCTGACGCCAGTCCCTTGATGATGTTCCGCTGGTTCTCCTCCCACTCAAGCTCCGCTTTCCGCGCGTCGTTGTAATAGTCTATGCTCTCGGCGTTCGTGTTGTCCCCTTGGCCGATGCGCTCTGCAAGGCTGTCTATGCTCTCGCGCAGGTACTCGTTGCTCTCCGTCAGGCGGTTCACCGTCTCCATCACCTCCTTGTCGTTGCCGCCGAGCCACGAGCCGAGGCCGCCGAACGTAAGGGAGTCGAGGATGTTCCCCACGCCATTGACGACTGACTGCATGGGCTTGGTTATTATGCCGCCGCTAAGCACGTCGTCAAGCACGCCGCTGACAGAGCCAAGCACAGTATCCATGAGGCTTGACACTATTCCGCCGATGCCGTCCTGCGCCAGCATGTCGAGCAGTCCGAGCACTGCCGATATGATTTCTCCGGCAAGCCCGCTGTCGCCAAGCGCTGCAGTGAGGGTCTTGGCAGCCTCGCTGTCCTTGCCGAGGAGCGACTGGAAACCTTTTGCCAAGGCATTGCCGGCCTGGGCCGTCAGCTTGTTGTCGCCGAAAAGGCCGTCAAGCTTCATCAAGCCTTGGCCTATGCCTTGCAGATTTCCCGAAGTCAGGCCGCGCAAGCCCTCGCCGAGATTGTCGAACATCGCCTTCGCCTCCGTAGCGGACGAGTTGAGGGCGGCCGTGGTCTCCTGTACCTGCCCGCCGAAAATCCGCACGTCCTCGGAAGCGGCGTCAAATGCCTCGTGTGCCTTGTCTACGTTTTCCTGCGCTGAGCGTATGCCCTCCTCACCGCGGTTTTCATTGCGTGCGGTTTCAAGCTCTTTTTCAGCTTTTACGAGGTTTTCTTCGGCGGCGCGTGCGGCATCTACGGCCTTGGAGTATCTGCCCATCGCCTCCTGGTATGCCGACAGGTCGTCGGACACACGTTTGAATATGTCGCTGTCCCATGCCGTGCCGGAGCGCTCCAGTTTCTCTATCAGGGAATAAAGGATTTGCTGCTCCTCAAGGCTCGACTGTCTGAACGTGTCACTTTGAGCCATGCGGCGTAAGCGGTCTATCGTAGGTTGCAGCTGGTCTTTGAACATCGTGCCGAAGTCCCCGAACACGCTGCCCCAGTCAACCTGCTGCCTGACGGCGTTTATCTCCACCTGCTGCAGGGCGCGGTCACGGCCGGCGACGAGCGACAGGCGCTCGCCCTCATTCTGTGCGTTCCTTATCTTTTCCGCGTATTCCTCTGCGATGGCCAGCTTCTGCTGCTGATAGGTGCCATATTCCTTGAGGTAGTTCCGCATGGCCCGTGCCTCCGAAGCGTACACCTCCTGTGTCTTGTGCTCCTGTTCCTTTGCGGCGTTGTCGCGCGCCTTCTGCAGCGCATCCGCCTGCTCGTCCGTCAGACCGTCCGCACCAAGCCCGGCAAGTCCGGCCTCCTTGTTCTTTTTCCTGAACTCGGTCTCCTGCCTGTCTATCTCTGCAATGCGTTGTTTATAGTCGTTGTCGATTTCGGCCAGTTTCTTCTGCGTGCCGTCTTGCATCAGGGCTGTCTCGTCGTCCTGGTTCTGACGCTGCAGGGCGAGCAAGTCCTTGTCAAGGTCTTCACGGGCCTTCAGGCGTTCCTTGCCGATACGCTCTTCTTCTTTCGCGCGTCTCTCGGCCTCACGCTCCGCTTCCTTCCTGTCCTGCTCGTAGGATGCGCCCTGCGTGGTCTTTTCCACTGCGGACTGGCGTTTCAGGATTTCATCTTCATAAGACTGCATGGTGGCCTCGTTGCGCTTATAGTTCTCGTTATGGCGTTGCCAGCGCTCACGCCGCGTCTCGAAGTCATCGATAACTTTTGCGTATTTTTCATACCGTTCGATGGCCTCGGGGTCTATCGTCACGCCGAACTGCGCCCTCGTATGGGCATCAGTCTTGGAGAAGGCATATTGGTTGCGGTCCGCCTTGCCTTGTGCGCTGTTCATGTACGCTACCGCATCGTCGTACGCCTTCTTGCTCCTTGACATATAGTTGTAGTCGGCCTGCGAGCCGCGCAGCTCGTCCACGTTCTTTGACGCGAGGTCTTCCAACCGTTCCTGGTAAGCCCTCGCATAGGCGGCGGACATGATGTCCTGCGTCAGCTGTCGGTACGCGGCGGAGGCGTTGCCAGCCAATATGGCTTCCTGTGACAGGCTTCCGAAATAAGCCGGGTACTGTGACTGCAGTTCCTTGACCGCCGCCGTCCTGTCACGCATCGATGCGTTGGCGTTCTGGGTCATGGCGTAGAGTACGCGAAGCCCCGCCGTCTCCTTTGCTGCGGATGTCCTTGCGTCGGCCATCGACTTGTTCAGCCTCTCCTGCTCGCGCCGTGTTTCCTCCAAGGCGTCCTTTGACTTGAACAGGCTGCCCACCCAGCTTGCAATCTCCTTACCGTACATGGACAGAACGGTAATGGCCACCATCAGGGCGGTCTGCCATGAGAATATTGACGATATGAGCTGCCGCCATACCGGTACGGTGCTTTGGCCTGAGGCCTTCAGTTCCTCGTTGGCCGCCTTGGCGCGCTTTATCTCGTCTGTCAATACAGGCAGGTTGTTGCTTATGGCGAGAAAGAACATATTGAGTCCCATAGTAGCTGCAGGGAGTTCCCTCGCTATCTGCTGGACGCTCATGTGTAGGCCGTTGTACTGCCGCCCGGCTTGTGTCGCACCGGTCGGGACGGTATCCGTATTCTCCGCCGTCTCGTCAAGCTGCCGCAGCTGTTCCTGAAGCTCCTTTATCTTCGATTTCAGGGCTTCCATAGCCGAGATGTTCTTGCTTTGGTCGAGGTCGGGAACGGCGGTCTCGGCGGTTTTCTTCATTTCGGAGAGCTGCGCGTTGAGCGCTGCTATGGCCGTGCTGAGGATACGCACGCGCTCGTCCGTGCCGGATGCCTTGCCCATCAGCGCGTCCAGCTTGTGCTGCATGGTCTCCAGCCCCGCACTCATACGGTCTTTCAACAGTATCTCTATCTCTACAGGTTTTGCCATAGTCTTTCTCGCCTCGTCGTATTCGGCCCATTGGGCTTATTTGTCCTATTTGCCCATTGGGCTTAACTCTTAATTCTTCACTTCTTCAGGTTACTCTGGAAAAATCCTACTATTTCGTTCGCCTCGTCCTCCGCACTCTTGCCGCCGTCTTTTTTGCGCACGTAGCGCGGCGCGTCCGCCAGCATCATTATCAGCGTCTGGTAGTTCACGCCCTCAAGGATGTAGCCCACGCTCCAGCCCGTCGCCGCCGCAATCTGCCATACAAACCCGAAGGGGCTATGGGACGGCTCGTACACCGTCTTTAACTCCCCTTCCTTCTTCGGCTCAGCCTCGGCTTCATCGGGTTCGTCCGCTCCGCCGACCTGATAATACTCGTAAAAGGGTCTGTACCAAGCAGCAGCACGAACTTCCGCATGCACGCCATGAGGTACCGTTGCTCCATCATGTTCCTTATCCACCATGCCGTGGGCCGCACAAGCAGCTTCCGCCATAGCCATCCGCGGCACAGGGTGTAAGCCACCATCAGGCTCACGTCCTTGCCGTGGGTCGCGATGAAGGCCATCTCCTCCTCCTTGGTAAATTTCTCCATCTCCGCCGCAGTCACGCCCAGGCGCAGGTACACCCTCGACAGCCTTATCAGTCCGCCCAGGCGCGGACGCCGCATCATGGCCCGCAACCGCAGCGGCTTCTTCCGGAACGGTATGCGCACTTCCTTCAAGGGGACGGACACGCCGCCGTCAAGCAGCGCGGCCGCCCCCTCGGCCTCTATCATGCGTGCAGTCTTAACGTCCATAAAGTTATTCGCCTGCGGTGTCGTTTACCTCGTATGGAGCTGTGTCCGGCTCCTCCGGCTTGTTCACCTTCAGCTGGCATTCTATCTTCGACACCTCCGTCAGCGTCAGCTTGCCGCCCAGGTTGGCCATGATGGTGCCGTTGGGTATCTTCATCGTCTGGCCGCTCACGAACTGGATCTCCCACGGGCCGCGCAGCTCCACGAGGTCGGTCGGGGCCTTCCAGCCGGTGTAGCTGCTCGTGCTGCCCACCAGCGTGCCGCCAAGCACGGCCTGGATGTTCTCATAGTCCAGCTGGATGAGATTGAACGTCGGCGCTATGGTCGCGTTCTTGTTGGCCAGTGTCAGCACCGGAGCGTCCGGTACCTGCTCGGCTTCCACGTCCGTGCTCTCCGGCTTCGTGCCGCCCCAATCCCAGCTGCCTTTCTCGATGTAGCCGATTTCCTTGCTGTTGAACTTTACAACGGCTATGCCGTATATGAATTTCTTACTTGCCATCTTTCTTTCGTTTTTGGATGAATATTGTGATTAAAACCCCTGCCAGTATTCCAGCCCCGAAACCGTAGAAAAAGATTTTAACGGGGTTCGAACGCTGTTTTCTTTCCTCTTCGTACAGGCCGGCCATCTCCTCGTAGCGTTCCTGCCACACGGAGGATGTCCGCTCGTAGTATTCCACCAGGAGCTGCAGGCTGTCGCAGCTCGCGTACACGGTTATCACGTCCCTGTCACGGCTTACCGACACGCTGGCCTGTCCGCTCTTCCCGCTGTATGAGGCCAGCGGAGGAAGCCTCAGAAGGCTGTCAGCCGGTATCTTCAGACTCACCTCCGATTTCGGCACCGTTTCCGTCCGTATCAGGCGGACTTCGCTCCTCACGCTGTCCGCCAGGCTCAGCGTCGTTTCCGTCCTGGCCGTTTCCTGAACCGTCTTTCGGGTGGTCGCGCACCCCGCGAAGCACAGGGCAATCGTCATGATGCTTGCAAGAATTGGCAGTGTCAATGGCCTTGCGAAGGCGTGCCATCTCGCGTTTCGTCGCCTGAAGGTCTTTCCTCGTCGCATTGAGTTCGTCTTTTAACGGTTCGACTATGTTGTCCACAAGTATCCGGGTGGCGTGCTCAGCATTGTCAATCCGCACGGTCTCGGCGTCCGCCTTCGCCTTCTCGGCTTCCGCGTTGGCCTTGCGCACTGTCGCGCGGAGCGTCACAATGCCAATCACGGTCGCCAAAAGAGAGCCACCCAGTACGAAATTGAGAATTTCACTGAGTTCCATGAGATTACTTGTTTGATACCTTGCTTATGATTTTGACCCGGTCCTCTTGGCTATCAGCCCTATAAGCCATTGCACCAGCCCCGTGTCTGCGATTCCGTTTGCCACAAGCGAGGCTCCGAAACCATAAAGCAGGGCGATATACCATTCTACATCGGCCACAAATCCTGCGTCCAGCCACCACAACAGCATGGCTGCCGCCAAGCCGACCGTCCAACTTACTATCTGTGTTACCAGTCCTTCCATTTTCGGGAACAAGGCTTTGATGCCTTCCGTCAGCAACACCACGCAGCCGGCGAATCCGGCAAAGGTGGCAATCATACTGTCATAGTCCATACTTGTGGAAACATCACCCGTCTGGGCGAACGAGGCTGACACAAACCCGAGCATCAGCACAAAAAATAAAATCAGCTTTTTCATTCCAGTCATTCATTTATTGATTTATACCTATTTCTTTCAGCCAAGCCTGTACATCAAAAGAAGGGCAGGCTTTCGCGGCCAGTTGGTTATGCCCAACAACCGGGATGGAAGGGAAACGCCGGTGGAAGTCTTTCACATAGGCTTCCATCGCTTTCTTCTGCGCCGATGTACGGGTATCCTTGGGAGTCTTGCCGTCAGCGGCAACGCCGCCGACGTACACAACGTGCCGGGATGTGGAGTTGTACCCTTTTGCCCCGTTGGTAATCTCCCAGGGATCTACCTGTGCGTCCTCATTGTTGTCCACCAGGCGTTCCACCCTGCCGTCCAGGTGTATCATGTCGGTATAGCCGACCTGCTTCCATCCGCGACCGCCCTTGCTCACCGGATCGGTATGCCAGTGACGTATGTCTACCGCGCTGACCTCACGCCCTTCAGGAGTGGCAGTACAATGCAATACCAAACGTTTCAACTGTGCCATGCGTTATTCCCCCTGTTTGGCTTGTGTAATGGTCACTTTGGCCGTCTTGCCGCTGTCAGAATTCAACGTAATGGTCAAGGTTCCGCTTTTTTCACTTCCGGTGTCATTGGCTTCCGCCGAGATGGTCACGCCCGTTTCCGTTTCTTCAACGTCAAATCCGGACGGGGCCGCTCCTACGGTATATTCACCGCTGGCTGTTATGGTCACTTCCTTGCTGCCACCTTCTGCCGGAATGGTCACCGCAGTCGGGTCGGCCGAAACCGTCTTGGCCGCCGGTTTGAAGACGGGAGTGTCACGGCTGTCCAGCACCACCGTTTCTTCGCCGAAAGCGATGTTGGTGTCCACCTTCATCAGCATCTTGAAGAAGTACAGTTCGCTGGCGTTTGAAATCTTGTCTATCTGGATGACATTCTCGTCATCCTGCAGGTTGACGGCGGCGAACAGGTTGCCGTCGGCTCCCATCGAGCAGAGGGTCGCCACTATCAGGCCGTCCGGCCATGCAGCCAACGTCTCTATGGTTATGCCCTTGTAACGGCGCGCGTTCACATCGGTCTCGCTGGCGTTCTTGGCCTCGCGCTCGGTCAGTTCGTCATCGTACTTGTCGAAGTCGTCGATGCTCATGATGATGCGCAAGTTCGGGTTGTTGCGGATGGCCTTGGGTATGGCACTGCGCACAGCCTTCAGTTTGCCCAGCATGGTTTCCTCCTCGCTGTCCACGATGATAAGTTCCGTGTCCTTGGTCATTTGCGTGAGGATGCCGTTGAACAGGTGGTCATCGTCATCACCGTACACTCCGTTGATGTAATGGTCGCCCAGCTCGAACTGCACCTGCTTGGCAAGCTCTGCCAGGAGGGCGTTCTGGGCTTCGGGAGGCAGTTCGGCAAACACGAGGTTGCCCTTCGGCTGCCATGGACGCCAGATCTGCTCGAAAGCACGTGGGTTGAATACGGTGAAGGCCATGAAGTCTTTCGGGTCAAGGCTTTTCTCGTCATAGTTGAAGTTGCCCTTCGAATCCTCCACGCCTGGGTTCTCCTTGCGCTTCTGCAGCATCTTGCCGCTTCGCAAACGGGGCAGGCTGATTTTCTTCTCCACGCCGGGAATGACCATTATCAGCCCTTTCTCGACAATCTCGTTGCCGGTGGCGGCGAGCGTCAGAAGCTGCTCCAGTACCTCGCCGTTGTAATTGGTGTTCTTTACTACTATTGCCATGTCTTTTACTTGTTAAGTTTGTCCTTGATTTCACGCATACGCTTGTTCCATGGGCTTTCCCCGCCCGGCTCCACCTTCAGGTCTTCCACGACCTTGCGCCTCGGTGACAATGAAGCAAGCACTTTCTTGCCTTCTTCCGGGCTGTTTTTCAGAATGTTCTCATACATGGGCCGTGTCTCGGCGTTGATGCGCCCGTCAGCCTCGGCCGCGTCAAGCAGGGCTTTGCGTGCGGCTTCCTCGTCGGCCGCCGCCTTGGCCTCAAACTCCTCAACTCTCGCCTTCAGGGAGGCGTTCTCTTCCGCCAGGCTGCCCGCACGGTTCGCCTCCTGTGCATACGCCTGGGCCTTGGCGATTACCTCTTCCTCGCTCTTGCAGTCCTTGAACGATGGATGCTTCCTAACTTCCTCAAGATTCATTTTGTCTTTGTTTTGTGGCTCAACGAGCCGGTTATTGAATAAGTTGTATATCTGTTCCGGGGTACTGTCCTCCGGCACTGGCTCCGCGTCATAGATACCGTCAATAAAGCCTGAGCGCAGGGCCTCCTCTGCCGTGAGCCAGTGGTCCTCGCCGTCAAAATAGGCCGCCTTCACTTCGTCTTTCGTCATGCCTGTGCGCACTGAGTATATGTCCGCCAGGCTGTCCTCAAGGCTTTCCAGCTCGTCTATGCACTTCTGCATCTCCTTTTTGTTCCCGTAGCAGCCTCCGCTGACACTGTGCAGCATGAGCCTCGCATACTTGCTCATCTCGACGTGCTTGCCGCACAGCGCTATCACGCTCGCCATGCTGGCGGCTATGCCGTCAACGTAGATGTGCACATCGGCCCTGCTGTTCTGTATGGCGTTGTATATGGCTATGCCGCAGTACACCTCGCCGCCGTTGCTGTTTATCCTGACGTTCACACGCCGGCCGGCTTTCTCCGCCTCCATGAGTTCCTTGGCCACACGCACACTCTGCACGTCATAATAGTCGCCAATGTCACCGTAGAGGAATATTGTCCCGACGCCTTCCGCGTCTGTCTGTATGTTGAAGAACTTGCTTATTGCCATTTGCTCGTTTTTTTGTCGTCCGTGATTTTTGCTGCAAAAATGCAACAATTCAGCGGATTGAGGAAACCGCGTTTTTATCATGCAACTTTGTGGCGTCATGGTGACACCACAAAGTCGCATCATGTTTTGTCTTTTTCGTCAAACGGGCTTTTTATGGCAATTTTGCACTTGGATTCATTAAAGACATTAGAATATTATGACAGACTTGACAAACGCCCAGAAGAAAGAATGGGCCAAGACTTTATACCTGCGCGAAAACCTTACGCAACAGGAAATAGCCGAGAGGGTCGGGGTGTCCCGTGTCACCGTGTCAAACTGGGTGCGCTCCGGCAAGTGGGAGGAGCAAAAGGCCGGGCTTACGCTTACGCGCCAGGAGCAGGTCGCGAACCTGTACCGTCAGGTGGCGGAAATAAACCGCGCCATCTCGACACGCGCCGAGGGTGAGAGGTTCCCCAGCTCCAAGGAGGCTGACATCCTTGGCAAGCTCTCCGCCGCCATCCGCAACATGGAGCAGGAAACGGGCATTGCCGACATTATCAGCGTGCTTACCGGCTTCGTCGAATGGCTGCGCCCGCTCGACCTTGACAAGGCAAAGGAGCTGACAAGGCTGGCAGACGCTTACATCAAGGACAAACTATAAACCGTAGGACACATGAAACAGGCTGATAAGATAGCGCTACTGGACTGGGAGAAGTTCAAGGAGGACATCGCAAGGGCTACACCCGTTGACAAGTCCATGTCCGCACAGGACAGGGAAAAACATCGTCTTTACCTTGAACGGCACCCGGTGGAATGGATAAAGTTCTTTTTCCCGAACTACGCCAAGTATGAGTTCGCAGGGTTCCAGAAACGTGCCATACAGCGCATCCTCGCCCATGACGAATGGTTTGAGGTGTTGTCATGGAGCCGTGAGCTGGCCAAGTCTACGGTTACAATGTTTGCTGTCATGTTCGTCACGCTTACAGGCCGGAAAAAGAACGTCATCATGACGTCCAACAGCAAGGACAATGCTGTCAGGCTGCTGGCACCATACCGGGCTAACCTGGAAGCGAACGGGCGAATACTGGCTTACTATGGCAAGCAAGAGACGCCCGGCGCATGGACGGAGGACGAGTTCGTCACAAAGGGCGGCGTGGCATTCCGCGCCCTCGGCGCCGGGCAGTCGCCGCGTGGCTCGCGCAACGAGGCCATACGCCCGGACGTGCTGCTCGTGGACGACTTCGACACGGACGACGACACCAAGAACCCGGACATCATACAGAAACGATGGGACTGGTGGGAGAACGCGCTTTATCCGACGCGCTCCATATCCGAACCTACACTCATTGTCTTCTGCGGTAATATCATCGCCAAGGACTGTTGCGTGGTACGGGCCGGAAGCATGGCCGACCATTGGGACATAGTGAACATTCGCGACAAAGACGGACGCTCCACTTGGCCGGAGAAAAATTCCGAGGAGTTTATCGACCGCACGCTTTCCAAAATATCCACCAAGGCGGTGCAGGGGGAGTATTATAACAATCCGGTGTCCGTCGGCGAGGTGTTTGAGAACATCACTTACGGGAAGGTGCCGCCACTGTCGAAGTTCAAGTTCCTCGTTGCATACGGCGACCCCGCGCCGGGCGAGAGCAAGGGCAAGAAAGGCAAGTCCTTCAAGGCGCTTTCGTTGCTCGGCAAGCTCGGAGGAAGGCTCTATGTCATCAAGACTTTCCTTGCCCAGGCATTGAACGCGGAATTCATCGGCTGGTATGTCAAGATGCAGGAATTCGTCGGCGGCAAGACCAACGTCTATTGCTACATGGAAAACAACAAGCTGCAAGACCCTTTTTTCCAGCAGGTGTTCAAACCTCTCGTGGCCAAAGTCCGCAAAGAGCATAATATTTCCCTCTACATCCGTGGTGACGAGGAGAAAAAGACTGACAAGGCCACGCGCATAGAGGCCAACCTGGAACCTCTCAACAGAGAAGGCAACCTCATCCTCAACGAGGCGGAAAAAGACAACCCGCACATGAAGGAGCTGGAAGACCAGTTCAAGCTGTTCACGCTGTCCTTACGCTATCCGGCGGACGGCCCGGATGCGGTCGAAGGCGGCAACCGCATCATCGACGAGCTTATGCGTAGGGCGGAGCCGCCGGTGTTCAAGACTCGGAAAGACCTCCGCAGCCGCAACAAACGCAGGATGTGACAGATTCATTATTCACTCTTAATTCTTCATTACAACTATGAGCCAATTTGTAGAACTGACAGACTATGACGCAAGCATCCACCGTGACATCCTGGACGCGCTTGTAAGGGAGGACGAGGCCGTCATCGAGGTATGCGAGGACAGGGCCATCGCCGAAATGCGGTGTTACCTGTCGAAACGGTATGACTGCGACAAAATCTTTTCCGCAACCGGCGAACAGCGTAACCAACTCTTGCTGATGATGGTTATCGACATCGCAGTATACCACATTTTCTGCATCCACAACCCACAAAAGCTCTCACAGGTGCGGAAGGACAGGTACGAGCGTGCCGTTGAATGGATGAAGGCGGTAGCCGCAGAGGAAATATCCATCGAGGGCGCACCCTTGCTGCCGCCGGAAGAACGCTCGCAGAACTCGCCGTTCCGTATCATAAGCAACCGCAAAAGGACAAACCATTGGTAAAAACAACTTATCTTATTATGAGCAAAAGAAAGAACAGGAACAAGAACGGGATTATCACCGTCGGCGGCAACTTGCCGCAGCCCGGACAGAAAAGACCTAACGTCATCGTCATCACGCAGCCTAAACGTTTCGGCATTGACATCGCTGACTATATGGCGGCCGTCCGCGCCGCCGAGAACGTTGACTTTTCCAGGCGTTACAAACTCTATGACCTGTATTCGGACATCCTTATGGACACACACCTTTCCTGCGTTATCGAGAAGCGCAAGAACGCCGTACTGTGTTCGGATATTGAGTTCCAAAGAAACGGCAAGCCAAACGATGCCGTGAACAAACAGATACGCTCCCCGTGGTTCAACAAGCTCATCGGCGACATCATCGACGCAAGGTTCTGGGGATTCACGTTATGCCAGTTTTACCGTGAGGGTCAGTGGGTGGATTACGACCTCGTCCCGCGTAAGCATGTCGACCCGGTAAGAAAACTCATACTCCGGCACCAGACCGACATAACGGGCCTGCCCTGGGACAACTATCAGGATTTGCTCTTTGTCGGGAGCCCTGACGACTTGGGGCTGCTGGCCAAGGCTGCGCCGTGGGTCATCTACAAGCGCAACACCACGGGCGACTGGTCGCAGTTCTCCGAGGTGTTCGGTATGCCCATACAAGAGTATATATATGATTCTGATGACGAGGAATCCAGGCAGAGGGCTATGGAGGACGCGGCGAATGCAGGAAGCCTCGCGCAATTCTTCCATTCCAAGGATACGGAATTCAAGTTGACGGAAGCAGGGAATAAAACCGGCTCTGCTGATGTGTACGAGCGGCTCTGCGAACGCTGCAACAACGAAATGTCAAAACTTGTCCTCGGCAACACGCTGACTACTGAATCGTCGGAAAAAGGCACGCAGGCGCTCGGAACGGTACACAAGAAAGTCGAGGACAAGGTCGCCTTGGCTGACAAGAAGTATGTCCTTGACGTCCTCAACTACGACATGGCGGACATTTTCGCGCATATCGGCATTGACACCGCCGGCGGTGAGTTCTGTTTCCCTGAAAGGAAAGACATCGACCCCACGTCGAAAATAAACGTACTTACACAGCTGGAGACAAGTTTCAACCTGCCGGTGTCGGACGATTACCTATATGAAGAATTTGGCATTGAAAAGCCTGCCGACTATGAACGTATGAAGAAAGCGCGTGAGGAAGAGCGTTTAAGGAAGGAAAATGCCGCCGCTCAAATAGCCAAGCCGGAGAATGAAGCCAAAAACGGCAGCGATGGTGAAGAGCCCGAACCTTCACCTAAACAGAAAAAGTCGTTCCGTAGCTGGCTTGCAGGTTTTTTCGCAAAGGCCCCGTCGCGCGGCGGGGCGGATTTAGACTGGTAGTCAACAGGCTTTACGGGGCGGACGAAGGTGAGGTTTCGACAGGTATCGAGTTTCCCGACGAACTCCTGCGCCGCGCTTTGCTGAACATTTACAGCAAGGATTTCCATCCGGCCACTGACATCGAAATAAACCTGTTCGGCGGAATATGGGATAAAATGAACGAGGCCGTGAAAAAAGGCTTTGCCGAGTCAAAGGCCACTGACCCCGACGACGATTTCCGTGCCGCAATACTGCGCAACAATGCTGTGTTCTCAGCGTTCAAGGTCCATCGCTTGCAGAACGACATGGCACGCCTGCTGCTGGATTCAAACGGCAATCTAAAGCCGTTCGAGCAGTGGAGGAGCGAGGTCTTGCCCATCGCCTCCCACCAGTGCGGTGCATGGCTGCGCACGGAATACGACACCGCCATACTCCGTGCGCACCTTGCCGCTGACTGGCAGCAGTTCGAGCGCGAGAAGGACGTACTGCCCAATCTGCGTTGGATGCCGTCAACTTCTGTACATCCCGGCGAGGACCACCGTGTGTTCTGGAACACCGTGCGTCCCGTCGATGACCCGTTCTGGAACGAACACCGCCCCGGCGACCGCTGGAACTGCAAGTGCGGATTGTCATCTACAGACGACCCCGTGACGCCTGTTCCCGGCTCAGGTGACGGATACAAGCCGCAGCCGGGGCTTGAAAATAATCCAGGCAAGGACGCCAAGCTGTTCTCTGACAACCATCCTTATCAGGCAAATGCGCACAAAGGGGCGAAAAAGGCTGTTGACAAACTGATGGCCCGTATTGATGAAATAATCGCGGAAATGCCCGACAATCTCACGGATGATGAAAAGATGGCTATTGCAAGAAACTGCATAGACATAGAAAAAAACATAAAAATCACAAAGGGCAAGCCTATGGACGTTGACGAGGCGGACAAACAAAACGCCAATCCTAAACACGTGGATGATTTCGTCTTGGACGAAAATGGGCTGTATCACGACAAGAGGGGTCACAAATACAGCAAGAATAAAAAATACGACAAGAAAAGGGACCGCCCGTATGACATCAACTGCCAGACTTGCGCACCTGCATACGCGCTCAGGCTTAGGGGGTTCGACATTACCGCTAAGGGCAATACGCCCGGAAGCAAACTTGAATACTTGAGCAGGGGGCGCGCTTTTGAAGTTTGGAAGAATGCCGACGGAACGCCGGCGCAACATACAAGTATAAACGACTGGCTTAGGAGCAAGAACTACCTGAAGATGACTTCAAAGCGGTACATGGAATTCTTCAATGAAGTCTGCAAAGATGAAGGTGTCTACGAATTGTCTATCGGGTGGAAAGGCGGTGGCGGTCATGCCACGATACTTCAAAGGTTCAAAAATGGGGAGTTGCGTTACATTGAACCGCAAAGTGACAACTCCGAAGGTTCTGGCATGGAGTGGAAAGACGTCAAGTATCTGTGTGACGAAGGTGCCGCCAACTCACATGGCTGCAGGGGCATAATGAGGATTGACAACAAGCTATTCGACACCGCTTTCCTCGACATCTTCGACAAGTGAACCGATTATGTCGAGAGACAATGGGCCGCTGACTTCTGTGGCTGTTTTCCCGTCATACAAGTAGACAAAAGGATAACCCGTGCATGAGTCCTCCGGGAACTTGAACATATAGGCTTCCCGCCCTTCGTAGTCACCGAGGTACTCGAAAGTATCGCCGTATTGCTCTATAAGCTCACGGGCTTCGTCTTTTACTTGTACAGGTATGTTCATAAGCACATAAGGCAGTTTATACGCCTCCGCTGCAAATTTACAAATTATTCTTGAATAATTGCATGATATGAATATAAAAGATTTCGCAAGACAGGTTGAACGCAAGCGCAAGGAGCTTGACGGCATGATGCGCCGCCGTATGCCAGTCGTCGCCGGACGAATGGCCAAAGACCATTTCCAGGACAACTTCCGCAAAGGCGGCTTCGTCAATGGCGGCCTGCACCCGTGGGCGAAAGCCAAGAGGCTTTCGGCCGGCGGAACCGACGCCGCAAGTCAGTACGGCACGCTGCTTTCAGGCCGCAACCATCTTTTCAATTCCATCAAGTACATTCCGTCCGACTACCGCGTGAAGGTGGCAAACGATGTCGTCTATGCCCCTCTGCACAACTGGGGCGGCTCTGTCTCTGTCACTGTAACGGAACGCATGAGGCGCTTCGCATGGGCAAAGTTCTACAAGGCGTCGGGCAAGGCGAGAAAGGTTGCCACGAAGCAAAAGAATGGCCGCAAGGGTGCCGCCGTGGGGCAAACGGCCAACCCGCAAGCATCATTCTGGAAAAATCTTGCCCTCACAAAGAAAAAGAAGCTCGACATCCGCATCCCACAGCGTCAGTTCCTCGGCGAGAGCAAGGAACTCACCGAGAAAATAAACGAGCGGATAGAAAAGGAAATACGGAATATTTTAAGCAGTTAATCATCAAAACTTAAAAATCATGGAAGAAGTTTTTATCAACATCATGGAGCAAATCGCCCGTGAAATGCCGGAACTCTCGCTAATCGACGAGGACTACGGCCAGCTTGAAATGGGCGCCAACGAAGACCACTACCCGGTGACGTTCCCGTGCGTACTCATCGGCAATGCCGATTCCGACTGGCACGACCTCGGCTATGGGGCGCAAAACAGCGATTCACGCATCACTGTGCGCCTTGCCATCGACTGCTACGACGACACGCATTATTCATCGGGTACATACGACAAGGCGAAGGAGCGGCAGCAAATGGCAAACAAACTGTACAAGACACTGCAATGTTTTGAATGTTCGGAAAACACATCCCCACTTGTCAGGGAGAAAAGCCGCGACTATGCGCTGCCTGGATATATAAAAGTCTACGAGTTCACCTTCTCGTTCACACCACAGGACGAGTCGGCAATGGAAGAATGAGCAACGTTACAACGTGGGGAACAACTCCAGCTGCGCAGCCGTCAGCCTCGGCTTCCTCACTTTCGGCAAAGGCTTAACTTGCCTTGCCGAACCGTCGCGCGTCTTGCGCCTTATGATGGCCATGATACGCTCTTCGGATATGAAGAACTCGCGCTCGGACAGTATGCGCAGGGCATCGTCGAAACGCAGTCGTTGTGTTTCCGTCCAATAATAATACCGACGGCACAACGCCTCGTCACGAAGCCTTATAAGTTCCTTGTCCCTTCCCCTGCTCATTGTATTATGCAAAGATAGCAAAAACCGCTGAAACACAATCGTTTCAGCGGCTTTTTGTTCTTGTTTACACCTTTTACATCTCACAGGCGGCAGAAACTCGGCTCAATCCGTGTCCATACGCCGTTTTCAGGGTTGCGCCGCCAGAAGTAGAAGTTCCTTGCATTGCGCTGCACTACGTTGGCCTCCTTGAACAGGCGCATGATGTCGGAGTATTCACCGTCGAACTTGTCCTCCAGCTCGTACAGCTTCGATATGCTCTTGTAGTCCAGGTCTCCCATCTTGTTGCGCTCCAGCAACGTCATCGCCATCTGGTACATCGGGTCGTCCGCGCCCTTGTCGCTGCGCTGCATGTAGCGTTTAAGGTAGCCGATTAAACGCTCGGCCGCCATGTCGGCGCGCTCGTCAAAGCCCTTCACCTTGTTGCCCTTCACCTCAAGCTTGAAGTCGCCGTCTACAACGGTGTAGGTCATCTGCTCGCCGTTTTTCACCTGCCCGTACTCCTTCATCACGCCGGTGAAGCCGTCCACTTCTTCCTCGAGCCATTTCTTGAAGCCGCGCACGTCGTCCACCAAGGCTTCCACCTTGGCCTTCACCTCGTGAAGGAACTCGCCGCGCAGGGCTTCGTATGCCTCGCGCCGGGCTATGCGGTCGTCCTTTTCCTCCTGCTGCAACCGGGCCAGCAGCTCCGCCCTCTGCTCCTTGCTAAGGGACTTTATGTCCACTTGACTGATGTTCTGTTCCATTTTGTCTGTTTTTATATGTTTAACACTCTGTCTCGTTCCAGTTGCACTGCGAACGTTCGTATTCTATCTCGAACCAAAGGCTTTCAAGCCCCTCGGCGTATTGCTCTTCGCCAAGGTCTTTCGTAACCTCGCGTATGTGGCCCATTATCCCGTCCACTATTTCCTTGTTTGTCATCTTTCCTCGTTTTTGTTGTTCCTCTTTCTCCTTATGGCATGGAGCTTCGTCAGCAGCGCGTCCAGCCCGTCTCCGTCAATCCCCCGGAATGCCATGCCGGCTATGCGCTTGTCTTGACAGAATTTGTCAACCTTTCCCCAGTCGGCCGTATCGACGCCAAGCAGCTGCATCTGGTGAAGCACCGCGCTACGCTTACGGCGCATTTCGCGCCGCCATGCCTCGCGCCTCGCATCATAACCGGCCACACGCTCCATCTCCGTGCACATGCTGCCGTATTCCGCCGCCGTCATCAGGTGCAGGTGCGGTGTCCGGCCGTTCGTGAACTGCAGCACCAGCGTCTCCTTGTCCGCGCCGGGCAGCTTGCCGAGCAGGGCGTAGAACCTGGCATAATTGTCAACGCCCATCGCCGCACTCCTCCTTCCTGTACTTTATGTATGCCTCCCTCGACACGTCGAGCACGGTGGGCAGGTCCCATTTCAGGCCGTCAACCGGCAGCATCGGAACGCCGTCCATGCAGACGAACACCTCGCCGCCGAACTCGCGCACCTGCACCGCGCGCCTCGCGTCCATCACCATGCGGCACTCGGCCGCAGCCTTCTTTCTCTCCGCGTGTCGCCTGCGCATTTCGCGCAGCCACGCCGACAGCCTTTCATACATCTCTTTCATTTTTACCTCCTTAACTTAACAATGTGATTTCAAACAATACCTTTATGCCGCACGAACTGGCCACGTCAAGCTCCAGCTTCGCACCTTTGCTCAGTTCCCAGCCCTTCAGCATGTAGATGTAGTCGCAGCCGAGCAGCAGGGCGATGTCCGCCCTCATGTGCTCACGCCAGTGCGCCTCTTCCGGCAAGCCGTTCTTGAACGGGTTGACAGGCTCGAAGCCCATCCGGCGCAGCAGCCTCTCCGCGTCGGCGAACGTCGTCTTGCGCTCGCTGATGTCATGGTGCGCTATGGCACCGCTGATGTACACTCTCTTATTCATGTCCTCCTTGTTTTTGGTTCTCCACTTTGTTGTTCTTTTCCATCATTTCAAATCCTTTATGTTTACCTTGCACGACGGATGCCACTGCCGTATGCGGCTGGCGAATATCACATCGCGCGTCTCTATCACTATGTGCCCCTTGGTCTTCGCCTTGCGCAACCGCAGGTCGCTCTCGACACCGCGTTCCGCCCAGTCCTCAACCACAGCCGCCGCCTCGTCCTTTGCCAGCAGCAGCTGGTACAGTTTATTCTCCCATTCCAT